ATGAAAACAGTTAAAGGATTACATGAGAAGATGTACACCTTTGACAATGCCAATATCTCATTCCACAAAGCCGCAGAAAACAAGCGGTTCCATGAAGAGGTATTGGCTTTTTCTATGTCAAAGGAAGATGAACTATTGAGGGCGTGCGAGGAAGTGGAAACACTCACATATTCCCAGGGACCTTATACCGTGTTCAAAGTGTGGGAGCCAAAAGAGCGTCTTATCATGGCCTTACCATTTTATGACAGAGTGGTGCAGCACATGATTGTAAATGCAATCGGACCGGTATTTGAAGAAAGGTTTTATTGCCATTCCTATGCTTGCCGTGAGGGGAAAGGTATGCACGCCGCAAGCAATCAGTTATACAAATGGCTTTATGAACTTATGGTTGTGCAGGGGCTACGGATATACGCCTTTAAAGGGGATATAAGTAAATACTTTGCGTCTATACCGCATGACGGCCTAAAAGACGAAAACAGACGGTACATAGGGGACAAGAAAGCCCTTTACCTTATGGATAACATCATAGACAGAAACGGCATATTGCCGGACGGCGTGGGCATACCCGTGGGGAACCTTACAAGCCAGTTATTTGCCAATGTGTACGGCAACCGCTTGGATAAATTTATAAAACACACCTTGCACATTAAATATTACGTCTGGTATATGGACGATTTTATAATTCTTTCCCCGGATTTAAACCAGTTAAAGGAATGGGAAAAGCGGATTGAAGAATTTTTGGAAGAGGAAATGAAATTGCACATAAACCCTAAAAGCACCATTCTATACGCCGGGAACGGCGTGGACTTTTGCGGATATATCCACCACCCAACATATAGGAAAGTGCGTAAGGGGTCCGTCCGGCGGCTGAAAAAGGACGTAAAGCACCTAAAGGCCGGGGAACTGGACCAGGAAACATTTAACCGGAAATATCAAAGCCGCCTGGGGCACATGGGGCACGCCGACACCTACCACGTAACAAAGGCCATTGAATATGATTTACTGTTTTGGGAATTTGAGCAGACCCAAAGCGGCCTTTTGGTTCCGGTGTAAGTGGGTCAGAATTTCAACACCATGGGGCGTATGATAAGCCCATGGACATTTAAGGAAAGGAAGATAAAGGAATGGATTTACAGACACTTATTATTGCAATGAGTATTCCAAGCGGCGTAACCGCTTTCTGTTTTTGGATGATTGAACAAAAAATAAAGAAGCAGCAGACGGCAGCGGAAGAAAAAGAAAAAATCCGTGAGAAAAACGAGGTTCTTATCATAAAAAGCGTCATGGCGTCTATTGCCCTGGGGGAAGCGGCGGCCACGGCCTTAAAGAATGGACACGCCAACGGAGAGACAGAAGCAGCCCTGGAATATGCCCGTAAGATTAAGCACGAACAAAAGGACTTCTTAACGGAGCAGGGCATAAAAGGGATTTACGAATGAACCAACAAGCCAAGGGGCTTTTGGAAATATAAGAAAGGAGAAAAGACCACATGAAAAATATTAACTGGACCAGGAAATTGACAAGCCGGAAAATGTGGACGGCGGTAGCGTCCTTTGTTTCCATGATGATTGTAGCCACTGGGGGAGCAGAGAACACCGCCACCCAGGTAACGGCCCTTATCATGGCCGGGGCGTCCGTGGTGGCCTACATCATTGGCGAGGGTTTGACAGACGCCGCCAACGTGGAAACCGAAGTGGAAGTGACAACGGAAGAGGAAGTGTAAACCATGGACAAGCAGGAGTTTATTAAAAAGATTGCCGGGTGCGTGCAGAAATACGCCCCGGCATACGGGATTTTGGTACATAGTCCGATTATAGCCCAGGCGATACTTGAAAGCGGTTGGGGAGAAAGCCGCCTGGCCGCCGTGTATCACAATTATTTTGGGCTGAAATGTGGGACAAAATGGACCGGGAAAAGCGTAAACCTTTCCACCATGGAAGAATATACGCCGGGAACCCTTACACAGATTAAGGACAATTTCCGGGTGTATGACAACATGGAAGAGGGCGTGAAAGGTTATTTTGAGTTTATCCAGTTGTCCAGGTATCAGAATTTACGGGGCATTACGGACCCGGAAACGTACCTTAGAACCATTAAGGCGGACGGGTACGCAACCAGTAGCAAGTATGTGGACAATACCATGAGGATTGTTACACAGTACGATTTGCAGCAGTATGATGTGAAAGGAGCCGGAAGCATGGCAAAATTAGCAAGTGCAGTATTAGCCCAGGCAAGGGCGTGGATTGGCCGAAATGAAGCGGACGGCACCCACAAGGGCATTATTGACGTGTACAACGGCCACAAACCATTGGCGAGGGGTTACAAAGTCAAATATACAGACGCCTGGTGTGCCACCTTTGTTTCCGCCGTGGCTATCAAGTGCGGTTTGACTGGCATTATACCGACAGAGTGCGGTTGTGGCCAGATGATTGCATTATTCAAGAACCTGGGGGAATGGCAGGAAAGCGATAGCAGGACGCCAAGCCCTGGGGACATTATTTTTTACGATTGGGACGATACCGGGGCCGGGGATTGTACCGGGTGGCCGGACCATGTGGGCATTGTTGAGAGCGTGAGCGGCGGAAAGATTACCGTTATCGAGGGCAATAAAAACAATGCCGTAGGCCGTAGGACATTGGACGTAAATGGCCGCTATATCCGTGGTTATGGCGTGCCAAAGTATGACAAGGAAGCCGCCGGGAGCGGGTCCCAGGTCACAAAGAGCGTGGCCGCAGTAGCCAAGGAAGTAATTGCCGGGAAATGGGGCAACGGAGAGGACAGAAAGAACCGCCTTACCGCCGCCGGGTACAATTACAAAGCCGTCCAGGACCAGGTAAATGCCTTACTGAAAGGCACCGCCGCCGCAACAAAGAGCGTGGCCGCAGTAGCCAAGGAAGTAATTGCCGGGAAATGGGGCAACGGGAAAGAGAGAAAGAACCGCCTGGAAGCCGCAGGGTATAATTACAATGAGGTCCAGGCAAAAGTCAACGCTATGTTGAGATAGTAATTATCAATACCGCCTTTTGGAATACGTCCGCCAGGGACGTGCAAGGAATTTAATATGTCACGGAGAAAGGACACGTCAATGAAAGGCGTGCCCTTTTTGTCTGATGTATTTCCAGTAATTCATCATAAGTTGTTTGGAGAACATCACGAATACCTTTTAATTGGCTCAACTGTATATGTTGTATTCCCCTTTCGATTTTTACCAATGCTTCACGGGTCATGTCTATATCAAGTAATTGTAAATCACGGACAAGAGCGGTTTGCCCTATATTGCGTGATTTTCTAATTCTTCTTATATTTTGGCCTATGGTATTTCCAGTATCATCTTTTATTTTGACTTGTAACATTGCGGCCCCTTTCTGGACTAATATTAGTCCTTTTTTCTTTATTTTACGGGGAAGTGTGTGCTATAATGGGACTAATACAAGTCCACTATTGAATTACACAATGGGGGCACGGTATAAAACCAACAAAAGGAGATTGGAAAATGGGACTTTTTGGAAAGAAAAAAGAAGCAAAAGAACAAAAACCGATTGAAGAGGTAATGGCTCAAAATGTATTTGGAAAAACATTATTGCCTGGGGAAAAGATTGATTATTGTATTCAAGGAAAAGGCCAGGCGGAAAAGTTGGTTTTTTCAACGGCAGTTTTAGCAGTAACAGAAAAAAGGTGCCTATATTTTGAGCAGGACGGGAGCCAATCAAAAACGGAAACGCTCATGTATGACAAAATCGTTGCCATATCCCAAAATACGGGATTTGAAAAGAAAATGGGAAATTACATTGGCGTAACCATTACCACGGCGGACGGAAAAGACAGAGTGGTAAGGTGCGTAAGTAACGAAGCAAACCAGGCAAAAGTCAACGAAATTATTTTCGTGATAGAAAGTAGAAGATAAAAATTACCCTCAATGTGAAGCGGAAAGCAGCCACACATTGAGGGATTTTTATAAAAAATAAAAATATGTCGTAATATGTATTGACATATGCCGACATATGTTATATAATAAAGACAGTTAAGAGAGATACTTAACGAATACATGGGCAAGCATAGAAAGGAGATAACATGAGCGAGAACATGACAGATAAGCAAATGGAAGTAATCCTTAACCTGGTAGCCGATAAATTCAGTAATTGCAAGAACATGGAAGAGGTTGCCAAGGCGGTGCAGGAAGTCAGAGACATGGCAAAAAAAGAAAAGCCTAACGAATAGGCTTTAGGGGTACAGAAAGGGCGGTGGACTTGCCAAAGCCGCCCAAACTGTAAAATTATTATAAATCATTTGGCAAGAGAAAGGAAGAGGGAATTTGCCGAAATAGGAAGAGAGGTTGGAAAATGCCAAGAACTAAAACCGGAGAATTTAATCAAATTGCATACCAAAACGAATTTAACAAACGGAATTATGACCGCATAGAAATAAAAGTGCCAAAAGGCAGAAAAGCAGTAATAAAAGCGGCGGCAACGGCAGCAGGACAAAGCGTAAACGAATTTATCAGCCAGGCCATTGACGAAAGAATGGGAAGCGGTGGGCAGTAGAGCCACCGGGAAAGGATAAGGATATGAAAACATGGTATTGCGTAACATCTTCATTTGATGATAGGGGCAGAGTGGTGGCCGCTATTACGGCAAGCAAAGAAGCGGAAACGTGCCCGGAAAGCACATACACAAGTACAAGCCGGAAAGATATTTATAATGATTGGTTTGGAAGCACAGAGGAAGCACAAGCATGGGTGGAGCAGGCCCGTTGTGCATAG